TCACGGTGCAGGAACCTCGATCCGGCCAACCAGACCAGCGCCGTAAGTTGCAGATATCTGAGCCACTTCCAGCGTAAAAGGACCTGCCACGCCATCAGCTGTCTGAGCAGCGCTGCTGTAGGAATAGATCGGCGCCGCAAGCACCCGCTCACGCAGAACCTCACCGCTCTGCACCACGCGGAGCAAATACGATTCGCTTTCCTCGCCCAGTGGCACCTCGATGGGGTCCCAGCTATCACCATCGATACGCGTCCGGCGCAGCCACGTGATGCGGAGTTCTCCGTTTGTCTGCCGGACAGCGCGTAAATGCACAGGTGCGTAAGGCCGAAGGCCGTTGCCATCGAAGGCGCGCTCAAGCTGTCGGAAGGAAGGATCATCAACTGGTCGAGCGGCGGGCCCGATCCGGTAGTTCTGAACCACCCGTCTGAGGTTTCTGCTCAGATCAATCTGAAGCGGGATGGAATTGAGCAGCACGAACTGGGATCCCGCAGGCCAGACATCCGGCATTAGACCATCCGATCCCGCCTGTCCGCGCAATCTGCCACTCAGCAAATACGTCTGGGGCGCGATCATTTCAGCATTCTGAAACTGAAAAACTTCCCAATTGTCGCTGCTGCCGTCGCCAATCGCCGCAAGGTTTGCGCCGCTGAGCAGCGCGTCCCTGTCGACGCTCTCAAGCCGTCCGCTGATCAGTTTTACTTCCACCGCTTCACCGCGATCCACGAGCCCCGCCCGCGCACGCGACATCTGGGAACGCGTGCTCCCAATCGTGGAGCGGATCGGAAGGATCGTGTTGAGACCATAGTTCTGGTCGGTCAGGCTGGAGTACAGCGCCACACTGCCGGGCCAGGGATTTGCGCTGGCTGCAATGTAGGGTGCATGGGGAACTTCGTCCCCCGTCAGCAGAGGTAAATCCATAAACAGCGGGTAGACCGGAACCGGGGCCACGAAGGGGCGCAGCCCCACCAGCTCGTCCGAGAGTGGCGATGGCATGTAGACTTCGGGATCAATGCGCACCGCCTCGATCTGCTGAAGCTCGGCGAGGTCCACACGGTCGATGCGGTAGAGTGCCGATCCCTCTCCCTGATCACCCGGAAGAGAGACAACATCCCCGGCCCGCACTTACATCTTCGACGGCGGCAGCGCAAATTGTACCGTCTCGCGCGCGATACGCGCCTCGTTCAGCCAACGCTCCGCCACCTGCCGCCCCTCAGCACGGGTGAGCAGCATGCTGAACTCGCTGGCAGCAACGGCGTGGGTTTCCTCGTCGGGCAGCACCGCCTCCTCGGAGATAATATCATAGCTGGCGTCTGCCTGAACAAAGCGCAGGCGCACACGGCCCGAAAGCGACGCATCAGCTTCGCGCACCTGTACGGTGGTGCCATCGAGATCCGGGCTGACGGCAAAAGTTTCCGGATTCAGCGAAATCTCGCGCAACCCGTCGCGCATCCGAAATTTCAACACGCCGTCCCGCTCTACCGCGTCAAAGCCATAGCGCAACATGAGTGGTTGAAGCGATGCGCGGGCATCGCCCACGTCCGCTACACCGTAACCGCGCACCACACCGTAAAGTCCGTCGGTATCAAATGCGCTGACACCCGAGCGGCGGCAAATCTCATCCACCACCGACGCAAGACTGCGCGACGACACACGCCCGTTGATCCAATGCCCGCGAGCATAGCTGGCGCCATCGCTCCACAACTCGCGACTGTTGGGAAAGAACGGATAGGGCCGCACATCCCACGCCCAAACAAAGGCGCGGCGCATGTCGATCATCGGCCCCTGGTATTCGATTCCGTCCGGATTGTTCTCGGGCTTGGCCCAATAGTCGATCATCGCGCGCAGGTATTGCATCTGGATCAGATCATCGCGCCCGCCGTCCGAATAACGCGGCAGGCTGCTCTCGGATGATTTGAGGTCCAGAAACTTGTTGGGTTGATTAGTGCCTTTATCAATCGCGACACAGCCGTATTCCGTAAACCAGACCGGCTTGTGCCCCGGTAGCCATGCTGTCGGATCGTTGACCCGTTCCCCGTCTATACGGTCGTGGTACAGATTGCTCCACCAGTTGCGAATATCCTTATAGCGGTAGATCCAAGGCTCATCGTAGGCGCCATCTGTGATGGGCGTGCGGATCTGTGCCGCGCGCTCCTCGGGCGAGCCATAGAACCAGTCATAGCCCTCACCACCCTCGATGTTGGATTGCAGGTAGCGCAAGTTATAGATGTCATCCCAGTATTGCGCATCCTTGTGCGTCACACCGTCGCGCCAGTCGGACAGCGGCATGTAGTTGTCGATGCCGATAAAATCGATCTCCGGATCGGCCCACAGTGGATCAAGATGGAACAGGCGATCGCCAGTACCGTCTTGCGGCTGGTAGCCGAAATATTCGCTCCAATCCGCTGCATAGCTGATTTTCGTATCCGGCCCGACAAGGGCACGCACCTCGGCTGCCAAGGCAATAAACGCCTGCACGGCTGGAAAGCTGTTGCGCGCATCGCGGATCTGCGTCAGCCCGCGCATCTCGGATCCGATGCAAAACGCGTCAACACCGCCCGCCGCTTTGCACAGCGCGGCGTAGTGTAGGATGAACCGCGTCAGCGTTCATTCCTGCGGCCCGCTATAGCTCACCGTGCCATTTTGCACAGTGAAATCAGCCGCCGTCACAGTGCCAAAGAACGCCGCAACCTCTGCCGCCGCCGCAGGCGTCGTGTCGCTGGAATCCTCTCGACCCGGCGCCTGGTCCAGCGTTATCCGCCCGCGCCATGGCAATGCTGGTTGCCCCTCTTCTCCGGTGTAGGGATCGGGTAGAGTATTGCCTTGAAGCTGATCCATCAAAATGAAGGGATAGAACATCACGGCCTTGCCGGCGGCGTTCATCGCCTGAATGGCCTCGATGACAGAAGCGTCCGCCGGCGTACCACCATAAATCGGGCGGTTATCCGCACCACGCGCGATCACTTCCGCCGCTCTGCGCGACAGGCCTGCAACACGCCAAGGCATTTCGTCGCCGTCGATATCGGGGTTTTCGATCTTGGGCTGCACGGTACATTCACCCACCCGCAAATCCGAGCCGAACCATGACACCACCAACGATGCTGCCTTCAGCTCGGGCAGCTCCTCGTCCAGCGCCTCGAGCGAGGTTGTGAAATCTGTCTTGCCGGAAGGCGTATTGATATTGGCGCTCCAACGCGCCTTGTTCTCACCCTCGTAGCTGACCGGCGTCGTCGCCAGCGCGTATTCACCCGTACCGGGGATCAGGGCCACCCCTTCGATGCCATAGCTTAGCGCGTGGCTCGAACCCGGTGCGCCGCGCTGCTCGGAGCGGATGACCTCGAACCCGAACTGTGGAACGCGGTTCCCAAACTTTTGCAGGCTCAGCGCCTCCATGACCACATAGGCGGTGCCTCGGTAGGCGAGCACTTTTCCCGTGCCCTCGATCGCCTCCATCAGCGGATCAGGCTGCTGATCCGCGCTGCCCGTATAGACAGTCATGTTCAAATCAGACGGGGCAATCTCCTCACCATCCGCCCAGACGCGGCCCACGCGAATGATCTCGCCCTCGCACAGCGCAACGGCGACGTTGACGGAGTAGCTGTATTCAGTCGTCTTTGGCTGCGGGCTGCCCCCTTTTCCGCCACCACTGGTGGCCGTGATCTCTTCGAAATCCGATGCCCAGATCACCTGCCCCCCCGCCGCAAACGGCCATAGAGCTGCGTCACCGGATCACCCTCACCCGCACTTGTGAGGCGGAAGCGGTCAACCTTACCAGTCTCAACCGCCTGTGCGCCACTGCCAAGAATCTTCTGGTCCACGACACGGCCCAGCGTCGCACCGACCGCGCGACCCACCGCCACCGAGGACAGCCCCGCAAGCGTGCCGCCAATAGAGCCACCAACAGCGGCTCCGGCCGCGGAAAATATCATCGTAGCCATCAGGTGACCTCCTTGGGAAATTCAAAACACGCCACCACACGGCGGCGCCAGGGCGCGCTCAGCGCACTCTCGACGACGCCGTAGCGCGAATAGGCATGGATAAAGCGCGCAGCAGGGCCGCTTTGGGATATGATGCCCAGATGTTTGGCCACCGCACCCTGCCGCATGCGGAACAGGACGACATCGCCTGTATCCGCCTGTGCCACGGGTTTCGGTTGTAAATGACGCAATGCCGCATCCCATAACCGCTCCTCGCCCTGCGGCTCGGACCAGTCCATCGAATAGGCAGGTACCGCTTCCGGCTCGGATCCGTAAACCTGCACCCAGACTCCGCGTACTAGCCCCAGACAATCGCTACCTGCACCGCGCAGGGCGCATTGATGCACATAAGGCGTTCCGATCCAGCTGCGCGCCGCTGCCACGATTGCCGCGCCACTCATCGCAGCGAGCCGCCGGTATTGGGCTTGGAACTGGTCGGTACGGATACCACCCAATCCTCGCCGGGCAGATCGGGAAAGCCCTGATAATTGTCGAAATTGTTGAACTTGAGGCGGCACGTCTCGACCCGTTTGTCACACCCTGCGACGACCCGAACCTGCGTGCCTGCCTCTACCGCGCCACGGATCGGCTCCCACAACTCGATCACCCGCGCGGTCCCCTCGATCCGATCAGATTTGATCGTACCCCACAGCCCTTTTGCCGGGCCGCTCAGCACCTCCAACCGCCCTCGCGTGAACCAGTCGACGTCGTAGGCCAAAAACTCTTCCCAGACAAAGCGCCGCGCGCCCTGCACAGTTTGCACCGGGAGCGCCTGAGCATAGCTTTCCTGCGCCAGGTTGAATCGGCAATTTCGATCCCCCAGCACCGCAGAGCAAGGTTTTTGATAGACCCGCCCCAACGGCCGGTTCAGCCCTTCGGTCAATCCCCGCAGCTCGGCACGAAATCCGCCGTTCGCGCGGGTCAGCTCGCCAATCTTGCCCCGAAAATTCAACCAGTGCTGCGCCGTATCCATCCAGTTCACCAGCCACGCGCGCACCTCCGCGCCGTCGAACCGGCCCTGCTCGATCTCGTCCTCGCGCAAACTCGCATCCGAAAGCGCGCCAAGGGCCTCGGTATTGTCCACCGACAGCCCCGTCGATTGCGCCAACGCCAGCGCGCTCAACCCCGTATCGGCGCGAAACTCGAAGCCTGCAAAGCGCAGAGGCCTGTCATGGTCAGTAAAAGCAAACACCGCGCCATCCTTCCGCGTGATCGCCCAGGCATGACAAACCGTGGTCAGGCCACCGCCAAGATGCGCCGCGAGAGCCTCGTTGAAATCGCCGCTCATACCCGCACCTCGCGCACCGGAATATCGGGCACCTGACCGGCGTTGAAGCTCGCGATATTCGTGAGCAGGCTGTCGCTGTCAAAACGCACAGGCACGTCGAATTCATAGCCCGCAAACACTCGCGTATCGGGATCGGGCGGATGGCTGAACGTTATCAGTCCGGTGGTCTCGTCGACCGTGTAATCGACGCCTTCCGTTTTGTCGTCTTGCTCCACTGCAACCGAAACGGTCCCCTTGACCGGTTTGGTAATAGGCCGCGCATAGACGTGTCCGCCCGACCGGTAGGTCTTGATCAGTTGAAATACCTTGGTCACCCCGTCGCCGAGCGCGATCTGCTGGTCCCCCTGCGCTGTCGCGGCAGACGGCTTACCTGATTTGTAGTCAGACCAATCCTTCCAACGAAAGCCGAACATCTTGCCAAAGCGTGCCTCATAGAAAGCGATCACCGCCTCCACATCGTCAAGCGATCGCAATCCAAGACCCGCATCATAGACGCGGCGCGAGTGCGCCCAGGGCGTGTTGCGCTCCTCATAGCCGTTGGCCAGTGTCACCACGTCCACCCGACGCTGCGGCCCGCCAAGTGCGCCAAAGCTCAGATCGACCGGGAATCGTACCTCATGAAAATTCATTGCTGCTCCCCCCTCTTCTAGCGGTTTCTCTGACCTGCGCTCAGCGCGCGGCTCATTTGTGCGGCAATCTGGCCGCGCGATCGCTGGAATCCGCTCACATCGGGCGTCGTGATGTTCATCACGATCGTCGCGCCGCCGCCTCCACCACCGCCTGCCTTGACGCCCAGCTTGCCGTCAGGTCCGCGCGCCAACGGCATAATCGCCTCCGGTCCCGCCTCGCCCATGACACCCATGCCGCCGCGCATTCCGAAAGGGGTTGCCTGACTGACGACGCCACCATCGGCAAAGGGCATCACCCGGCCCGAACTGAACGGCGCCCCGCTTGCAAACGGCAAAACCCCCTGCATCAGTCCGCCGATCCCCTGCGTGAGCAAGCCACCGAAATGATCTGTCACAGGCTTGATCGCCGCGTTATAGGCGCTGTTGGACAACGACCGCGCCACCGTGCTCAGCGCGTCCGAAAGCTTCAGACCGTCGAACGCAACACCGTCGAATGCCTTGCGCAAACCGCGGCTCAACCCCTTTTCAAGCGTCGCCACATCGCGGCCCGTCGCCGATAACGCGGTACTCATCCGTCGCAATTCACTGTCAAAGCCAGAGACCAGCACACTGGTCTGGCCAAGTGTCTGATTGAGCGATTGCGCATCTGTCCCCAGATCGTCAAAACCGTCATCTATCATCATCATGATCCTTTACTGTATCCGGATAGGCCGCCATCAGAGCCGCCAATCAATCGCTCAGCATCGGTGCGGTGCCGGCCCTGCTGCCCAGCATCAGCTGCAATTCAGCGGGGGTCAGCGACCAGAAAACATCCGGCGTGAGCTTGAGCCCATGCAGGCCCGCGCGCATCAACGCGGGCCAGTCAAACCCCGTGCTCATGGTTCAACCACAAACGCCCGCGCCAAAAGCTCTGCTGCCGCCTGTGCCGCCCGCATCGGGCCGCCATCGATCTCGGCCTGCCCCAGCGCATCGGGATCCATCACAACCCCGCCGCCGCGCAGCCCCGCACACAACAGCGCCAGCACATCGCGCGTACTGAACCCGCCGCTCTCGAACCGCTGTACCAGCGCCATCAGCGAGGGCTCCGCCAGATCCTCCTCCAGCTCCGCCAATGCCCCCAGCGTGAGCCGCATCCGGTGATGCTGGCCGTCCACGACCAGACCCACCTCACCCCGCCACCGGTTCTCCATGCTCATACCGGATCGACGTAGGGCACGAACTGCAACTGGCCCGCCGAGGCCAGCGACAGCTCATAGGTCGCCTCGCCGTTCAACTGGCCCGCATATTCCAGCGAGGTCACCTGAAATGGTCCCTCGACGATGCCGAATTCGGGGATGACCACCTGAAAATTCGGCGTCAACCCATCGAACAGCAGCTGGCGCGCACGCTCGTCCGTCGCCTCGTCGCGGAACACACCCGACCCGCTGATCGCAGCCGAGCGTACGCCCGCCCCTGCCAGCAGCTCGCGCCAACCGCCCTGACTGTCGAGCGCGGTCACGTCCACAGCCTCGGCGTTAAAACTGATCCGTGTGGCGCGCAGCCCCGCGATGGTTTCATAGTTGCCATCGGTGGTCATATCCACTTTGACCAAAAGGTCCTTGCCTGCTTGAACAGCCATTTTTCGTACTCCTATCGTTTGCATTTTGGCGTTGAAATTTTTTCGACCCCCGGCTGGCGGCCAAATGGATCACGCGTCCGAAACCCTCGCGCGAAACCGCAGGTCAATCTGGCGCGCACTGGCCGCATCGATCCGCCGCGCCGATCCGCGCTCGAACCGCATGGACACAAGCGTGCCCCGTGTCAGCGTCAGATCAGCATCGTGCAGCGCGTCACTCACCGCCGCCGCCGCCGCCTTGGCGCTGGCAAATCCGGGCGCGGTCGTGATCACCGACACGGTCAGAAAATGCACCGCCCCCGTACCGCTCCCGTCCGAGGCCTCCCGCACTGTCTCGGTGCCCAATCGGACATATAAATCAGGCACATTTCCGGCGGGAACAGCGTCATACACATCGGTCCCCACAATCGCACCAAGGGCCGCATCCGCTGTCAGCGCCGCAAAAACAGCCGCCTGAAGCGCTCCTGAAACCGCATAGCTCATACCACCTGCTCCTCTTGAACAAAGCACGCCAGATAGCGGCCATCGGGATCATGCTCGGCGACAGCCTCGATGGTGAAAATCCGGTCTCCCTCGCGAAACCGCTGCTGTGCGGCGGGCCGCCGATCACTGCCCGCAGGGGCCCCGCGCACGATCACGCGGTAGGCCATCCGGCTCACCGGTGCGCCGCTCTGCGCAGTTTCGCGCCCGCTTCGGGCCGTGATCGCGCCCCACATAGTCCCCAGCGGCACCCATCCCTGCACGAAGCCGCCCGCTCCGTCGCGGAGCATGTCAGGCGCCTCCAGCACCAGCTGCCGGTTCAGACGCGGCGCGCTCATGCCCGCGCCCCACTCATACCCAGCCGCAAGATCCGGAACCGCTCGATCAGCGAGGTGACGCCAAAAGGCATACACCCGTTCCCCAAAGCTGTATCATGGCGGTACTCATAGTAATGCGCCGCCAGCAACAGAACGGCCTGCTGCATATCCGCTGGCACATCGTCCCATTCGGGGCCAAATCCCGCAAGAAACCGCACCCGCAGCTCGCCTCCCGCCTCGGGCATTGGCAAACAGGCGCCCGTCGCACGCAGCTTCGGCGTATGGCCGTCACGCTCAAGCCAGTACACGCTGGCATTGACCGCACGCTCAATACCGCTGCGCGACACCAGTTGCACATCGGCAATCACCGTCACTGGCGCTACTGTCAGCGGCAGGGTGCAGGTGCTGTCCGTTGATTGCACCACCAGGGTAAACTCCCGCTCAAGCAGAATTTTCCCGGC